CATACGCCAATCTGGCGGGTTGAAAGCTAACACTTGTTGCTACCTGATGAGACGATGACGGATCGTATACAACAACATCCCCTAACCTATCTTGATCAGAAGTCTCCTGAAGTTGCCCGTCTATATCATTATAAGATCCCGATGACACATAGAACGCAAATCTCTTGGCTCCCAGGTGTAAAGTGTCTCCATCTATCTCCCCGAAGGGGGCGAAGGTAAGAAGACCACTTGACGCGCCCATCAGATTACCAATGACTTGGCTAATGTAGTCCATCGGTCCTTGCTGCAAGGCAAGCGCGTCAATAAGGTCGAACCTTTCTTGCGGTGTTAATCTGACGGTCTTTTTTGCCATTAGTACATCCTACCTATCAAGCATCGAAATCTTCTGGGGGTATTACGCTAATATCATCTGGATCTGGGCGTAAAACCTTCTGCTTACCCCCAGGGTTTTTATCTGGATATCTCGTTTGCCCGTTTGAGTCTTTGACGAAGAATTTAACATCAATCAGATCGGGGTTATTCATGACCCTATCTGTTAACTGAGAGACATATAAAGTGTCCCCAGGACGTAGTGTCAGTACAAACTCTACGCACGCCTCACGTACAGCATCTGCTGTATCCACAAAAGAGACCCCGCTCTTAGGGATGATCATTATATCGAAACTTATAACTTCAACCTGCGGAGGCAAAACACGTACTCGAGTACCCGCCGCCCTCATTCCTGGGAAATTAACAGGATCGTTTGTGTCCCCCTCAATCGCTCTTTGCAGCTCAGGGATCATTCTTCCTGTAAATACTCTGTAACCTTTAAGTATGTAAGTGTCCCCTGCTTCAAATACAGGATTACCGTCCACATCAGTCGCACTCACATACACAACACCCCTCTCGGGGATGGATACAAAGTTAGCAGGGCTTATTAGCTCTCCCCCCGCACCATTCTCATCGGGGTTTTTGAAAAGCCCATGACTAGGGTCATTGTCAGGATCCGCACCGATTGGATAAACAGAAGGTCCTTCGTGATGGATAGTAAAAAAACCACCCCCTGGAACGGTTCCTGTTATCGTTCTCCCAGGACGAGTTCCGACTTCCCGACCCTGAACAATAATAGACCCGTCATCTATATAGAGTTCAGAATACCCTCTTCTGTCGATAAATTCGTTTAGGGATGCGTATCTAAGTCTAGTGTTGTCAGACGCCACAAAACTTAGCGCGAAGTATTCAAGAGCAACGGGCTGACATCTCGCCAAACTGCTGAGATACAATATAGCCCTGTTTCTGAGAGACTCATCAGGCTCTATACCTTGCCCACCCGCTATTAGAGCTACCTGCTCTACAGATACCTCGCTAGGTAGAGAGATGTTTCTGTCAATGCTGTTTGGGGGACAGTTGCCCGTTGTACCTTGTGTCATACAGACAATAGATACATTGAATATTTTTTGCTCTTTGTCTTGGGGGAAAGGTCCGAACTCGTCAAACGTAACGCTATCGGAAAGGGCATATACCATAGAAGGCTCTTTGGACCTGCCCATTAAAGAGCCCGCTGGTATTACCAACTCGGGCAGAACCTCCCCCTCGGGAGCGACTCTGATTAAGTTAACCGCAGCCCCTGCCGCAGCACTCGCAGGCAATCTCGATACAGCGCCTAAAGGAAACTCTGCTACTCTTTCGTCTAAATCAGCACCTGATACATTTGATAAATCGTAACTGTCTCTTATTTGAGACATCCGATATTCGCTACCTGATAGCTCGGAGGCAACTGTGCTTAGTAACTGGGCAAGTACGCTACCTTCGGTAACATCCGTAAGTTCCGACCTCGCGACAGTGCCAGCCACCAAGTCCCTTAGAATCTGCCTAGCTGTCTTTGGCACATACGCCATCTGACTAACTCCCTGCCGCTTTCATTGGCGCGACAAACTCTAATGTGCCGCCGTTTATTGGAATAATGTTCATTAGAACATCAATGGAATCTCCCCCATCTTCCACTGCAATATCACTGACTTCCATTACTCTTGGATCAGAGAGTACCTGATCCTGGCAATGTACGCCACAGTAAGTTGCTGTCCTACTTGTCATACCAGTACCAGGCTGTATAGGCAAGCCGTAATTAGGGAAGATCGGAAGACTTCTCTGCTCTGTGAGTAACCTTAGAGCAAGTGCCTGCTCCAAGTTCCCAGGTCCTCTTATTGTAGATATATCTCCTGTACCATGTGTAAGCAGATCCCCTGTCCTAAAATCTATTCTTAGGTCTCGACCAAGTAAGTCTTCCGCAGTATCCGCTCCAATCACACTGGAGTTAGATGATATATTGCTGCTCGTTGTCGGTAAAACTATCCTTGTTCCAGGGACTAACGCCCCGAACTCTCCTGCGTCATGCAGACCCGCCATCCCATTAGCTTCCGCAATATCAGTCCATCTGTCAGAGTCTCCCAGAGCCCTATCTGCTAGATTAGGCAAGGTGTCTCCTGTTCTTATGACATACACAATCATAGTGACATTCGGTATCCCTACAACGGGTGTGCCTGAAGCAACACTGTCAGGGTCTGGAGAGATGTCAGTTGCCCGTAGTTCTTGTTGGGATCTGGCTATATCCGCAGGTCCTCCCCCTGTAGCCCCCAGAGCAATATGAGAAGTACGTGTCGCCTCATTAGCAAATGTCTCCATTGTTCGCTTCAATGTATCCAGCTCTGTCCTGTATAACTCTTCGTCAAAAGGATTAACTGTTTGAGAGAACCTAAATACGGCATCCTCAAACTCAACCGCTGTTGCTACGAAGTTAGCCAATACGCTCTTAGGGAATGTTACCAAATCATCCACGTTAGAGCTGAGAAGCTGCATAGCTCGAGTTATATTACGCAAAGCAGACAATGAAGGTCCCACTAAAGCGTTAATATCATTTCTTAAATTACCCGTAACATTAGCCAGAGCCCCCAGCCCAGTAGCCACGGTATTAATTACTTCAGCAACACCGTCCATAAAGGCGTCTAATGGGGCGAACAAATTAGTAGGTCCCCCTTTGGGTGCATATCCATACCCTTTAAGTTCTAGCTCCCACTCATAAGAAAGCCTTGAGGTATCGGCACTGCGCCTCCATCGCCAATTAACAGGCTCTACTCGAAGCCGAACTTTCTCATTTAATGCGTGAAAAACCATGTAAGGCTGTTCCTCTATGAACTTTTTCCTTACTTCATGCTTTACACCAGATTCTTTTATGTGCTGCTTGGACTCTATAAGCCTTGTTTCGAGAAGCGCGGAGTAGTCCTGAAGAAACCCATCAAATTCCAAAAGAATATCAGGACCCGACTGGAATTTTTGATTCCCGTTTCTGACATAGCCTTGCCTAGACTCTAAGCCGCTCCTGCCACTTAAAGATATCTCTCTATTTCGATTCTCTCTACCTTGTCGAATGGGAAAGTCCCCAAGGGTATACCTTAGATTCGTGGCAGACGTTCTTACGCAATCAAACGCTTCAGGGCTATTAGGTAAAGTAATAGCCATCTGCAATTTGCCTCTGTCATATATCTCAAATATATAGTCTATAGGTACTCTGAGTAGGGATGAGAACCTATTCCCCATTGAGCCCATAGGTATGTCTAAGCTGAATTTACTGTCGCTTTTAAGATTGCCACTCATATTACTACTCCGTATTCTTATTACTTATTCTTAGGCAATCCGCTTGATAGCTATCATCCCTCCCTTTGGACCAAGGTGTATTGGCTATATCTTCTGGAAGCCCCTCCGATTGAAAAGCAAAAGGAACTGCCGAGGTTAGTGCAGGTACTTGCACTCCTCCACCTTGAATCAAAGATAAGGAAGTCTGTATATTCGCGACCGCTGCGTTTATTCCGTTTACGGCAGCAGCTATTGTGGTCAGCGCCGTCTCCAGTTGCGTCAATTTAGTCATTAGGTGAGAAGATAAGACCACATGATCGGAAGTGTCTTGGTCAGTTTGAGATATCCTGACATGACTATCTGAAGACACTTGTAGACGTACTGGCTTGCTATTCTCCTGCGTATCCAGAGTTATACCTTCTGCACCCATGGTGCGAACACTGCCGTCTACAATTCGGTGCTCGTCTGCGGGAGTTATTTTTGACAAGTCTTGTTTATCGTCTGAATCAAAAGACCTGTTCTCTGAGAAGAATGTGTTCTCCGTTTCGTCTCTTAAAGGAGGGGGCAATGTGCCTATGATAACAGGTGTTTGCCCTCCTTCTGGATGAAACAAAAGAACATACGCACCCTTAAAATCATCCAGATCTATTTTTGAAGTATCTGAAGAAAAAGCCACAGGTTCATGAGAAAAATTACCCCTGTTTCCTCCCGATATCCCCCCGAAAGACACACTGTAATAGATCGATCCTGATGCGGAAATTACTTCTGCTCTTAATTTACCCTCACTATTAAGGTACTTTTTTCTTACGATACCTGTAGTTAGCATTACATAAAATCCACTGTGCCGAAGTTTTTACCTATCTCGTTTATGTTATCGCCCAACAACGCGCTTGAAAACTTAATGGAAGTGTCTAAATCATATTCCCCGTTAGCTCTGACCCGAACAGAGTGCGTGACCTCTTCGACGTAAGCGACCATAGACTTCAGTAGATCTGAATCTTCCCCTTTGATACGTATGTACTGCCCCGCTCTTATCGCGGGATAGTAATTAATCTCCAAAGAACCTGCCCCTAAATGTAGGTTATTCACCAACGTGTATAGGTACTCGTTTAGATACTGGTAGACTTCCTCATTTCCGTGAATAAGCCCCCACCCCATCTCTTGGTATCGTATACCGTGCCCCCGCACTCTTCCGCTGATAATTTCTGGGGGTCTTATGTTGTCCAAACCATACCCAAACGGTATTCCGTCATAAGGACGCCTGGTTGTCACAAAGTTAAATTTCTTGTTCTCTGATACTTGGTATGTCAGATCTAATACATTATCTGCCGATATCTCATGATACGTTTTCCCGAATTTAGACAAGTCGGTCTCTGGAGAAAATGCGTTCTCGCCTTCTAGTTTGAATGGTTGTAGGGGTTGTCCCGTTACGGGACTTGTATAATTATTACCTATTCTAGCCCCACCGCACCCTATAGGTTTCATTCGATACATGACGCAAGGCATCATCTGCACTTCTTTACCGTTAATCTTTGTCTTAGGACTAAAAGGGAAATGTGGTTTCTTTGTTATACTGGACTCATCTCTCTGCGCGAGTAGCTGCCGTTCCTTGCCCTCATCTGCACTTACCATAATCAGGGTTGGAAACAGTTCCATGTAATTATTGTCAAAAATAAAGGTCGAAGAAATAGCTGACCAAGTGCCAGATTCTGGGACTAAGAAGTAGTTAGGGGTATATCCTGGGGGGACGCTTGAAGCGTATCCAAATTTCGCCAAATCTTCAGAGCTATGTGCAGACTTGCTAGTTACTTTAGACACATTGCCTGGTATTATCGGCACTTGTTTCGCTATATTTCCTCCCCCTAGAGATTTAGGTAGGCTTACTCTACCTGCGAATGTTTTGAATATTATTCTAAGAGCTTCTGTTGATAATTTAATTTGGTTTAAATCTGCGTTCTGATGCTTTAGAGACTTAAATATTCCCTCTGTAAGCTGATGGAACTCGTCCCCGTTGAGTAGATACTTATTGTAGTATAGTGCCTGCTCAAGTACGCTTGCGTACTTCTTAGGATCCGAGAAATCAGGTGCCTTTAAGGGGTCAGATCCGATAAGAAGCCCAGTGGTTATATCTGAAATTGCTGAAAGAGCCTCGCCTGCTTCAGTGCCTCTTAAACTCTCAGGCACTTCGCTTCGGGGCAAAAGTGCCTGATTAGTAGAATACTGTATCGCTAACGATGTAGCGTCATACTCAAAATTAGTTACTAGGAATGAATGGTCTTCTAAGAACCATACCCATGAACTAACCGTTATATTAGCGGAGCACACGACACCTCCCGATGCCATGTCTGTATTCATACCCAGGGTTACTGTATCTACACGACCCCACGACAGCAAAGGACCACTGTCCTCGCAAATTGTGACCCAGAAACCTGTGTCAGGCACTTCGTGTTCTACCAAGGGGATTACTTCCCTATTGCGATACGCCTCGATGGGCATCTCGAGAAGTAAATTCATAGACTCATAAGGTGCTTGTGTAGAATACGACCAACTTACCTGCTTACAGTAGTCCGTTACCTCCCTTTCAGAAACATTTCCGTATGACTTTTCATACAGGGGGTGGCTAATATGAAAACGTACTTTTATCATTATTGTTCCATTTTCATCCGTGCCGCTGCTTCGGGCAAGCTAGTTTCCCTTTTACCCGCCAACTTAGCTTCTCTCTTTGTCTTGGCAGATTCCGCTCTCTTCTTATTGGCTCCTAGAGTATCCATTAGATCGATCATCACTTCTAAGACACTATTCATTGTCGAAGTTAAGCCGTCTGAGGACTTACTGAATTTCATTATAATAATTTGTAAATTTTTGGTTACGTCCAAAAGTTCTTTTATGGGACCAACCCCGTCCCTGCCTACGCGGTTCATCAAGGCAGCTTGGTTAGCGGCAAACGCCGCCGAAAAGCCTACAGTCATTCCTGAGCGTGATCTTGTCCTTCTTCGCCCCAGGTTAGGGTCTCCAGGCGTATATTCACGACCATCAGGATCCTGCCCAGAAACCCCCATGGCTTCATCCAGACTCATGCCCATGGACATACCAATGATAGGATCCATGCCTCTCAACATTTCCATGGACCTATTAGGGTCGCCGCTAATGTCGCGCATATACTGAATGGCTTCAGTAAGAGACCGTCCTCCAGAAAAAGCGTCTGCGATTAATTGTCCTTCAAATATCTTCTTAAAAGGGGCGAGCATATTGTTAGCTGCGCCTGTGCCTGTTTGTGCAATATTACGAGTAACAGCTCCCGCCCTAACCCCCATTGCTTGCATGGCTTTAGAGTTGGCAGCAATCTCCAAGGAATTCAGGTTAAGACTTGCCCCGTTGTCCCTCAAGGAGTCAGCCAGACCTATAAAGCCTCCCATAATCTTATCAAGGTTAGCCCCCGAAAGACCTGCCCTAGCAAAACCCCCTCGTATTCCCGCTATATTTGAAAGATTACCTGTGGCTCCTCCCCCTTGCATTGTCATGCCAAGCAACGCAGGACCCAGCCCTGGGTCTTCGCCTCGACGTATTTGCATAAAGGGATTGTAGTTTTTTAACAGGTCGCCAGTGCTCTTTAAGGCACCCCCTGTCAAAGGACCCATTGCCCCCATAATCGAGGCACTTTCTGAAGGCATGAAGCCGAAGCCTGTGCCAGCAGAGTATCCAGGGTCTCCTAGACCAGTAGAGCCCATGAAGGCAGATCTGCCTGCTTCTGTCTGTGCGATTCTCGAAGCATGATTCAGGCGCATATTTATGCCCGCTATCACTGCTTCACCGAAAGCTATAGGTAGCGCTGCGATTGCGCCTACGGGTATTTGAAACCCAGCCACGGAGACATGCGCGTCTGCGACTTTATCAAACGCCTTACCTACGCCGCGTATACCCTCTGTCAAAGCCTCTACAGCCGCTGTAGGGTTTCCTTTAGCTAACGCACTAGCTGCACCTCCCGCACCGTACAAGAAAGCCGTGGTTTTCTTACTTATCTCTGGCTTTTCTTTTTTATCTTTCTCCTCTTTATCGCCCCCCTCGCCAGAGGTAGAGCTGGTGCCGCCACCACCGCCACCTGCTCCACCGCCCGCACCTCCCCCTGGACCACCACCACCGCCAAAGGATAGAGCGAGATTGCCTGCGAGTTCTTGCGCTTTTTCTAACTGAGATACGATGTAGTCGATAGATGCCCTGGCTTCTTGGTCATCTATCTTTATCTCTATTCTGGTCTTATGTTCACTCGTTGCCACGGCTTAATTCCCGCTCCCATTCGTCTACTATTGGATCACCAGTGAGAGGAATACCGTCTTCGCCAATCTCTACGCCAGAATCAACCTGCCTAAACACCTCATCATCGACTCTAAGTAAAACCGCCTCCAATAAGTCTCCGTCCACAGCCAAAGGTAATGTGGGACAGACAGAACTCATCTCAATAGGAGGGAGAACCGATCTCAGTAAGCTGTATCCTGGGCTTTTCCTCGCCGCCCGAACTCGTTGCATCCCCTCCGCGAAACCAACGTGCGTCGTGCCCTTTACACGACGCAAAGAGTTGGACTGCAAGTTCTTCGTCTTCTTGGCAAGCCTCGAGCACCCATTCAGGGGCATCCCTCAACTGCACGGCTACCGTACCTAAAGAAACAGCATGGATTTGAGTATTAGCGGGTAAGGTGTTCCAAGGTCTGCCTGCAATATCTGCCGCCATCCTTGAAGCCTTAAAACGCTCGTCACCGTTCATGATTCGAGAAGTAATCACAGCCTCTCGAACTCTTCCCCCCGCTTCATATACCAAGGAGAACTGAATCTCTCTGGGGGTTAAGTTGGGCGCTTCCGATTCCTCTTCTACAGGTGCAGTTCTTATCTCTTCTGCATCCTGTGCTAGTTTCCTTAGATCCATGCTATCTCCTTATCAGGTGGGTCCTGCCTCATCGTGCATCTTACGTGCTTGGTAATTAACACTAGCAGTCATAACACCTGATCGATCCACGCGCCAGGACCGACTTTCAGATTTAGCACCTTCGATTACCCATCGAACCTTTTCATCAATGTCATCGAATACCTCAAAGGTAAGCTCCTCAAAGGTAATAACAACCTCAGTGCCTCCTCTAGGAAAAATACCCTGCTCTTGAACGGAGTTATCCAACATGCGAACATAGTCACAAGTAAAAGATACTGTCCGTCCAACAGGCTCAATTTCCGTAGAATCAATGTCGCCTAGAACATCAATTCTCTGTAGCTGAATGTTCTCCTGACCACTGACGCCCGTCGCAAATCCTACCTCGACGCGCCCATTGGCTCCTTCAGCAAAAATCTTAGCGCGAGCACCTGCAAATGTGCGTGCCATAACTTACTCCTTATCCTGGGATTCGCACGACATTCGCCGTGATCTTAATGAAGTTGAGAGGTTCAACGGCTGCGACCTCATAGGAAATATCGAACCTATCACCTAAATCCGTGATGGTTACATTCTGGAATGCCTTAATAACCCCGTCCTTGACTTGCTTAGACAGGCTCACCTTAACCGCACTTTCAATTTGAGCCCTACTACCAGAGATTACTGGATTACCAATCTGTGTAGCGAGACGCGCTCTAAGTGTACGTACAGAAGTGTTAATAGACTCATTGGCGCTAACCTCAGAGAAAATCGGGTTATCATCCGTCATGTACGTTGTAACCGAACGCTCGATACGAAGCCCCAGGTTGTCTAAAGACAAAGCCAAGATCCCTTTTCTAATTGCTTCGTTTGCGTTTCTGACGATGTTCCACTCTGCGTGCTGCTCTACTGACAACACCGCAGGTCGTTTACGGGTCAAAGGAACCGCAGCACTTGTACCTGCTTGCATACAAGCGCACATCAAAGCTAAGAACTTAGGATCTAGTACCTTACTAGAACCATCGGGCATTGAGAACTTAATGCTCTGACCAACCAGAGATACGTGCCTAGAATTTAATTTACTCGAGTAAGAATCGAAGAGGCTCTTTAGCGAGGTCTTTGCAGGTGCCCCAACGTAAGCGTTTCGCTCGCGACCGTATAGCTGAGAATCCTTACAATGCTGCAAAGCCGCCTGATGTACAGCAAGATTCTGATCCATAGGGACCACAATCTGAACGTCCTCTGCAAGAATAGACTCAAGTGCAGCCGTATACCCAGCAGTATCTGCTGTGGTATGGGTGCCTCCAGATAGAGTTGCTGATAAAGGACTCCCGTCTGCTCCCAAAGGGGGCTTAGTTGCCCCTGTAGCTCTGGATGCAATCACGATCCTTGAATCTGAAAGTTCTCGGATAATTGCATACAAATCAGCAACAGGGCTCTGGGCATCTGCCTTAATGTCTGCGAAGACGAAAGCGTCTAGCTGGTCTGAAGGGATCGTGCTGAGATTAGTAGCTTGCTTAACCACAGTAATCGAAGTCGCAGCATCAAGTGCATCAGCAATTCCTGCTAAAGAGGAGTAATCTGATGCGTCGAAGTCTACTATATCTGCTGTAATAGAAACAGCAGGTCTACCTGCAAAGCCGCTAACGGTACATTTAATAACCTCAGAAAATTCTGCCGTGGTTATGACTGCATCCTCTGACCCAGTTGGTAAAGTGACTGTCTCTGTATGAAGGTCCCCCTCTGAATCCCTGCCCGACACTGCAACAGTAACCGCCTGAGCGGGTTCTGCCGCTGGCTTAAGCGATATTTTCTTAGGAGAAGATAGTGAGAATGGTGTATTCACTTCCGCTGAATCTTGAGAACTAATCGCGGTAAAACTCTCAGTGACAGTGACTCCCGCAGGACCCCCCGTCATACTTGCCTCACCAACTCCTGTAAATTGAACAGAGAACAAAGGACCACTGCCTACATTGTTATAGGTCTCAGATAGCCCGTCTCTCCTGATAAGGATGTTATATAGAGAACCCTCTGCGATTACACTTGTGCTTATTCCTACAGATACTGTATTGCCTGATTTCCCGTGCAACTTAGACTTAACTAAAAGACTCGGTGAGCTGGTAACGTCCGTAAAGATGTGCTGCGCTTGCGAAACAGAAGACGCATTCACCACAAAAAGCTGAGAAGCACCGCCCCCTACGCGATCATCCGTCGCAGGAGAAAACGCAATCTTAGCCAAGAGTTGCATGTCAGTATCCCCAAGGAAATAATCACTCATTGCCCTCGCGGATTCAAAAGACGTAGGCGTATGCTGTGCCAGTAAGGGGAAGTCCCCAATTACAGCAACATTGCCTGTACTAACGCCCGATCCCCCTAGAGCCGAAGCGTCGATAACTGCATAGACGCCAGGGCGAAACGTGCGTACCCCATTAAAATTAATTGATGATGGCATCGTGTCCACCCCTTTCATGTCTACTATGTAGGATAATATATGTCATTGTGCGCTAATCCACCAGATCTACTTTTCCAGACGAACTTGCGCCTAGTTGAATTTGAAAATTATCATTTCCTGTAGCGTCGAAAATACCAACCTGCCAGGGTTTGCTTATTGCGGATACTTCTATCTCAGGAACATCTGCGTAACTAAGCGCCTCGTACCGTTGTCTACGAACGTAAATACCTAACTCTTCTGCAAGTAAGTTTTCATCTGGCGCTAAATCTGCCGCATCCATAAACTTCACGTCATCGTAAAATTTAAGGAACGGTTTAGTGAGTCTGGTAGCTGTTGCCCTGCATATTACGTGTAAACACCTCGTTATTTCAGGATGTTTAGACAGGATCGTGACAGATACTCTTTGCGTCAAAAGCACCTTTTCTACACGTCTACCGTCGTCTAGTTCGTGAGAGTATCTGCCTAGAGGATGAGACGGGGTATCTGTGTTTTCCGCTTCTAACTGTACTGCAATAACAGGGAAGTCGTCTGCTCCAGGGGAAAACGCAGCCTTAACAGTAGGTCTCTGTCTTTGCAGCTCATTAAACCAAGAGCCTAATAGATCATCACTGACCCCTTTAAACAGCTCTTTGAAAGACACCTCAGAGTCTAGGTACTCTTTAACGCCTGCCTGCATCCCCTGAAGCAGGTGTAAGTCAAACAACCCTGCCATTAGATAATCCCCGCCGATTTAAGCAACTCAGGTAAAGCAGGTACAACGTATCTTCTGCCTATGTCTCTTGGTTTAATACCTTTAGATACCCAAGATGGGCTGCCTGGCTTTCTCGGATCGCTTACTGTTCTCAGCATGAAAAAACCGCCCGATACCATCTTCCCAGATCGTCCTGCGGCTACGCCTCTGTGATACATACCTTGGGCTCTAGTGGAGGCATGGTGAGATTTAAGTTTAGTGCTTAAACTGCCTCCCAACCTTGTTCCCCAAGAAGTCTTTCCGTTCTCTTTTCTGAAGGTCATTACAGGTTTGCCGTCGCCCGCCTGGGCTTGGAAAGCCTTCATAATATCGCCGCTAGATACTCGACTAGAAGCCTGCTTCTTGCTGAAGTTAAAAGGCACAACTGTTTGAGGTCCGTAGGCGGTATTGCTCTTAGGGATTGTGGATAGTAAATTCTGCCCTCGAGTTCGCATATCGTATACGTTGCCGAACGTACCGACACCCCCGCCCCCGTAACCGAATTCCACCATCCTAGCCAATCTAGCATGAGTGCCGCTTGCCCCTTCGGGCAATGCCACGACCACCTTATTCTCTGAAACTTCTTCTATACCAATAGATGCTAAATACGCGCCTAGCGTAGTGTTCAAACGCTTAGATGCCTCATTACGCCATCTATGCACGATGAGTGCAGCTAGGATCTTGGCTCTATTATGGCGTTGAGGTAGGGAGGTCCCGTAAATCTCATGCCTTAAATCCTGTAACCTCGAGTACCCTGCCATCATGTCCCCCTGTCTGAGTTTAAAAACTCAAGTTTAGCGTCACATTGGATGGGAAGGGGACGAAAGTTCTCTACGGGTGACTTTCTCTTAGTAAAAGTGTCTCTAAAGGCATGGGGATGATCTACTACAACAAACCTTGGGTGCGCGTAATAACTGACAGCGTACCTTACGTTCTCCGCAGGAGACGTGCCCAAGGCGTCCCCTAACGTAAAGTCCAGTTTACCGTCCCCTGTTAATACGAAATCCACACCTTCCGTTAGAGCGCCATCGTCCGTACAAGTCCCGTCAGGGTTTGCTCTGTGTAGGTTAAGAACTCCCACCTGAGATTCCCCTGTGCTCAGATCTAATGACCGCGTGACTATAGGGAATCGAGTGCTTTCAATCGCTTCCGCAGACCGAACGAGGGTCTCGCGAAACATCAAAACAGAATCTGATAAAGTAAACCTGTCCCCGTAAGACGGTAGGTGCTCAGGCAATAAAGAAATCTTAACCATGCCCGTAGCAAACTCTCCGTACACACGGAAACGATCTGGCTCCTCCTGAGCACTCGTAATTATCGCACGAACTTTTTGTGGGGAGTGATGGAAGTAGCCCTTACCCTTACACTTCACACAATCTATTCTCGCCTCAGAGGTCTGGTCAGTTACGTGCAGAGTAACGTCCAAAGCATAATCAGAGGTAGGACGCTTGCACGGACACTCCTGCGCCTGCTCCCAAAGCAAGTCGATACCTGCCTTAAAGAAGAACTTTCTAAACTGCTCAGGTCTGAAGTCTACTCGAGGTCCAAGTTTTACAGGCTTTCTGCTGGGCAATTCCACGCTACATTACCCCAATATTGATCATTTTGTACTTTGCTTTTAGCGCAGGTATTAATGCTTTAAGTTCTCTCTCGTACTGTAGAACACGCGCTCCGTACCCAGCGTTTGTGCTCGAAGCAGTAGTGTTCACGGATTGGTGTATACCGTCTACCCCCACAGAGATCGAAGCAACACCCGCGCCTGCAATTAAATCACCAGCAACATCAAGGGGTAGAAGTGCAGCCTTGTACCCAATCGCTTGCCTAATATCCGCTGGTAAAGTCGAAACCCTGTACGATATCTCCACTGGATCAGCTTGTATACTGGCAATAGTTACCTCAAACCCACCATGTCCCCTCTCACTGATGAAAGCCGCAACGTCTGGGGACGTAAGCTCAACATCATATTTCATCAGTAAGTCAGAATCGAATGCCACCTTTGCGGTAGTGCTCCCAGGAGCAACAGTTACAGAGCCCGTTTTAGAAGGAAATCCAGACGTATAATCAAAGTAAAAATACCCAGGGACATACCTCTGAGGTTGTAAAATGTCACCTGTAATAAGCGGCACACCGTTAGTAAAACGGTAGCTGCTCATAAGTCCTTTTTGGCTAGGAATTAAATGTATCTGCCCATGTGCAGGGGATACAAGGTTCGCCCACTCCGCAGGAATTTCTGCTGCCTCAAAAGCCCCGAACTTTACCTGTATTTTATTGATGATTTGAACAGGTCTGTGGTCTAAACGAAATGGCCAAAAGCCCGTTCGCATGGGCTCATAAGCATCATGCCTCTCGTCCTTTACGTTAAACGGAGACAGAGTAATGCCTAGTTCGTGCTCAATGTAGGAAATGCCACCTTGGATGGACTGCTCAAAAATCGAATCAGGGTAAGGTGAGCCATCGTCAAGCGTAAGATCTACGCCAAGTAAGAACCTAGATTTGAGCCAATCTACCGTCAGCTCGGATAACAAACTTGACATTAGTTCTCACCTTTTACTTCTTGCCCCGTCTCGCCGCCCTCTTAGGTGCCGCTTTTGGAGCGGGTTTCATATCTGCCTTTTTCTTAATGATAGGTTCCCCGTCCTCACCTAAACGCTCAAACAGAGAGCTAAAATTAAGCAGAATCTCAGCTTGAGAGTCACTAGGCTCGGGTGCCAACGTACCGTCATCTAAAACAGAAAATAAATATCCAGATACAGAAACCTTACCTGACCTTTGCTGTTTGTGACGAATAGGCATGTTATTTACCCGACTTCTTAGCTGCCTTCGGTGCTGCCTTCGGTGCTGCCTTCGGTGCTGCCTTCGGTGCTGCCTTCGGTGCAGGTGCCTTCGGTGCAGGTGCCTTCGGTGCAGGTGCCTTAGAGAATTTCTCAAACATAGAAGGGAAACCCAATAAATACCCTGCTTGTGCATCTGTCGGTTCTGGGCTCAAAGCCCCGTCGCTCCCAATTTTAAAAGAAGCCCCAGGTATCGAGACCTTACCGCCTCTTTGCTCTTTATGCCTAATGCCCATAACCAACCTTTCAGATGAGAAACACCCCCGCCCCAAAGGGGCAGGGGTTTCACTTTGCTATCAATCAATCAGAGCGCCAGTAGGCAACACGTTCTTAATGACGTGACACTTACTTGGAACCGAGACGATTGGTGCTCCGAAAAGCATGAGCAAGAACGGTCGAGTCGTCTTAACTTCTGCCAATGGTCGTCGAATGAAATCAAGCAATCTAGCAAACCGCATAATTGAAGGATCGTGCTTCACCATGACAATGCTAGAAGCGTTTGGCACAGAGCTACCATCATCAACAAAGCTGGTAGTGTTAGCGTCTGAGGCATCCTTGACCTGCCCAATTAGCTTGCAAGAAGCGGAACCCCCGCCTGCCGTAGAGCGATAGATTCGATAAAAATCAGTATCGGAGGCTGCTCCATTACGAGTAATGGTAAGCGTAACCTTCCCATTGGCGTCCACTGAGATAGGTGCTTCAGCGTTCTCGGCTTCCAAAGTAGCTGCTTCACTGTACCCAGTGGCATTGCTTACTGCGATAACCTTATAATGGTAATCGCCTGCGCCTAACTTACCGCCAGCTGCTGCAAGTCCCGTAATACCAGGCTTCTTGCTGTTTGAGCCACTACCTGCGGCAGGAGCGTCCCAGCTATTGAAAAGGAACGGAGCAGCCTTAACAGCAATAGGACCGTATGGACCCATGATCTTGAGGTCGCCCGCGCCGAAAGTGAAAGCACCATCAGACTGGCTGATGGTATTGAATCGACCAAAATCGGTGGTCTGCTTAATTAGAGCACCATGAATACGTGGTTCAACGTAGATGGTATCGGGCGCACCGTAGCGAGGCGCAGCAAACACGTCAGAAAGTAGTTCCTGAAGGAAAGCAGGTGTTACCATCTTGCCCTCTGCGTCAGAAACACTCTTAGACTCGTCGCTAATCTGCTTAATAACACCGTCAAAGCCGAGACCGTTAATGTCCTCGTCACCGTGCCAAAGTTCTCGCTCCAACTTCTGCATAAGACGAAGAGTTCCGCGCTCGGTCTCTTCTGCAAGAGCGGTTGGATTAGGACCGACCAAGGGGTTAATGGTAGAAGCAACGTCCGTGATTTCACGAAGCTCTGCCATGTACTTGATCTTAACGAACTTTCGCTCGTACTCGCTCTTATTCGCAGCAGGAATGCCACCTTCAGCCATGAAAGGACTAATGTCCAAACCGTGATCTTTAATGACGTTGTACTCATGTACCGTCTGACCAACCTGAACCTTTGGCATATTGCGCCAAAGTTGCACGGCATCCATGCTGTAGGTAGCAGAAGCAAGTACGTTCTCAAGGCTCTGAGGGATCAGAGGTGAAAGCGAACCCGCACCCGTCATACCTGCGGGCGTTTGATAACCTGCGGTTGTTGACTTCCGCAGTGCTTCGTTTAATTTTTGAAGGTCCTCAACAGGGACCATCTCGTTAATACCTGGGATATTCATGTGGTTACTCCTTAGATCCCGAATTGATTCTTAACGGTGCTCGCAGGAACACCACACTCTAGTTGCGTAATAGCTTTACGAAGAGACGCCTGACGACCATCGTCATTCGTTGTCTTCAGTTCGTTAAGGGCTTTCTCAATCAAAACTAGAGTCGTATCTACAGGCTCTTTCTCCTCGTAAGGAGATTCCACGGACTCTGAAGTGATTGACTTCTGCATAACAGGTTCGTTGAGAGACTTTTTAACAGCCTCTACCTGCTGCGTAACCTGCTCGACAGCGCCGTGCTGGTTATTCAAATATTGACGAACAGCTCGCATCTCTTCGCCAATGGCAAGAAGCCCCTTGGCAAGAGCATCATTCTGCTCTCGTACTTCCGCTAGAAGGGCATCAGCACCCCGAGTAACAGCATCAGCAACATTCTGAGCCTCTTCCAAAGCCTTAGCCGTGTCAGAAAAACCCTTCTCAATGTTTTCTTCCGCAGTCTCAACGGTAGTGTTGTCTGTATCGTCTGTATTATCTACAGCCTCCACAGTTTCTGGAGTAGACTTCTGCATAACTTCAGCAATCTCATTAAGAGCTTTCTGTAAGTTCTCAGTATCTACTGTATCTTCCTCATAGGACGCCGCAATCTTACTCGCGGTGTCCTCGTCGATCCCATTAGAGATCAAGTGCTTCACCAAATGTTCCATTTTGACGCCCTTTCAGGTCGTGGGGTTGTAATACTAATACACACATTGGCTTACAATGTACTGATAATCAATAGATTGTTTCCCTATATGCAGGGAACAGTCTATATATTGGGAATTGGGATAGGCTTAACTGTAAGTCATTTGAAAGACTGTGAAATTTTGTTCGCGTATCTCAGTGCGTCTGGGTAGTTGAGACCAGCGAAACTATCCGCAAGCATCTGTGCCAGTTGTTTTACGCTCAATCTAGGGCGAGCACGCATAGCGGAATACGCAGCATTCGATATCTGAGGAGATAGGGATTGTGGCACCAAAGGAGATAGAGATCCCCCCATACTTGAAGGTGATTGATACCCGACACTCGCCGCTACAGCAAGTGACTTTAAAACATCGAATCGTGCTTCTGTATTCACAGGATGCGCTGTAATCGCCACATTTAGAACTTTACTTTTCGTAATACGGTCCTTGTCTCGCATAAGAACCTGCCCCTCTACGGAGAAGCCTAATCTTCTGTCAGACTGTGCTTTTTCCAAGGCAATCGCAGTCTGATAAATTTCTCTAGCGAGGGGTTTGTGTAAATAAAGAACGCCCTCGACTCTGGTTGCTGGACTCCCGTTGAGGGTGGTTGGTTCTATTGTGTCAGGATGCCCCAGAACACTATCAGGACCTTGCTTATGTTCGTAATTGAACCACCCTTTAGATAATGCGTAAGTCCAATCAATGCCCTCTTGTACGATACTATCGCCTTGCTGGTCTTCGCTCTGGGTAGATACGATTCCTCCAATGCGAGCAGTCATCGGCTCCGCGTCTTCCGATCTACCTTTTAAGATATCAATCGGGGTCCATAAGGAAAAGTAATCACTGTGGTTATTCATCTTCTTCCCTCACCATATTACCGTCTACAATCGTAAACCCTGGGGGCACGACTACGGTGTCACATCGGCAATTAGGATGGATCGGAAAAATGGTCGCCCTCCAGTCTCGCCTACGTTTACCTACATTTGTACCATTTTCAAAGAGTTCTCGCACGCTAAACACCACTGGATTTTGTGAATCCCCGCATAAACGTATACAATCCTCACAAGCTCCTGCCTCATGTACCCTTGCGATTTGAGTCTCTGGTCCAAAATCTTTCACCCCAGAAATCACTCGAGCATCATTGTAGCAAGCCTGTAGTTCCGTCCGTGCGATACGTTCCCAGTTTCGGGCGTACTCTTTCGTCCTGTCTGCGAGTTTTCTAGCTAAAGAGCGCCAATCCTTTGATTCTACAAACTCTCTAGCAGTCTCTTCTCTAATAATCTCTAGCTTCTTTGCACGTTTCTCCGCGTCCACTTCTGTAATAATGGTCTCTTCGTGCCATTCTTCCTGAATAATCTGTTCCAGATCATGCGCCATCTCCTGACCTAACCCTCTAGCAAACGACCCCG